CGGTTGGGAGATCAGTAGAGAAGAGCAACTTGGCGATGCAAACCTTTATAACATAGCAAAGTCTTTTGCTGAAAGTGTTAACAAAGGCGAAGTCAAAGTTAAGTACGAAGAAGAATCTTCTAACGCTGAACAAAAAGTACCATTCTAAAAACACGGGGCGGGCAACCGCCCCTTACATAACGGACATGAATGGACGAAAGAGTAAAAAAATTTAAAACCGTATTCTATGGTATGGACCGCGCCTATGGACAATATAAAAGCAATGGTGAATCTAAAAATGGAAAGGCTGGAGGAACAGCTTTTATAATTAAAAAACCTGTAGTTGATAAATTATGGGAAGATCATTTAGCCGGAAAAGACCCTAGTCTTGGTATTATACCTATACGTGATGATTCCACATGCACATGGGGTTGCATAGACGTTGATACATATCCTTTAAAACATAAAGAACTTATAGCTAAAATTAGAAATTTAAAGTTACCACTTGTTATGTGTAGATCAAAGAGTGGTGGTGCGCATGTATTTTTATTTACAAAAGAGCCGGTTGAAGCTGTATATATGCGTGATAAACTAATGGAGTGGGCAGGAGAACTTGGTTATGCAAACTGTGAAATATTTCCAAAACAAATTGAAATCAAACCAGAGAGAGGGGACACTGGAAACTTTCTTAATCTTCCCTACCATGACGGTGATGATAGCTTACGTTATTGTTTTAATGATGACGGGGCTAGTGTTGACCTTAATGGGTTTTTTGATTTATATGATAAATATTGTACGACAAAAGAAGATTTAGAAAATTTAGTAATAAACAGAAAACATGATGTAAAAGACATGGACGACGGACCACCGTGTCTAGCAACTCTCATGTCACAAGGTGTACCGCAAGGTGGTAGAGATAACACATTATATCAATATGCAGTGTATGCAAAAAAGAAATGGCCAGAAGAGTGGCAAGATAAAATGGATAGTTTTAACTATAAATATATGGATCCGCCTGTTAGTTCTCAACAAGTACAGAAGACAATAAGACAGCATGAGAAAAAAGATTACAAATATAAATGTAAAGACCAACCTATGTGTGCTGTGTGTTCACCTTTAGCATGTAGAATTAGACAGCATGGCATAGGTAATGACGCGTTAGATTTAGTAAGTGATTTAACTAAATATGAGAGTGATGAATCTACATGGGAGTTGAACATAAATGGTAAAAAGATTAAACTTACAACTGATCAATTAGAAGAGCAATCTAAATTTAGAAGAGAGTGTGTTAACCAAGCTAATGAATATCCTGTAAAGTTAAGACCAAACGATTGGGATAATAGATTACGTGCATTATTAAAAACAGCACAGATATTTATTATGCCACATGAAGTAACAAAAGCCGGTAGATTTGAAATTTTATTAGAAAGATTTTTGGAGGACCAAGGAGAAGCAGATCACATTGATGAAATAGAAATAGGTAAAGCGTTGTTTGAAGAAAGAGAATATTTTGAAAAAGTAAGAGATGAATCTGGTAGAGAAAAAGAAGTAGAAGTAAATAGAATGACAGCGTATTTTAAGTCAGAGGAATTACAAAAGTTTTTAAAGAAACATGATTTTAAAAATATTACACCAACAGAAATACTAGCTCATCTCAGAGGGAAGTTAAAAGGTGGTGACACAAGACGTAGAATAAAAGGTAAACCTACTTTTGTTTTGTATGTGCCTTGGCAAAGAAAAAGTCAAGATGATTTAAAAGTACCAGACATGGGAGAGGAGACACCGTTTTGAGAAACATTATATTTGGACCGCCGGGAACTGGTAAGACAACACACTTACTACGAATAGTAGAAAAAGAGTTAAAAGAAAATAATGTGCCTCCACAAAAAATAGCTTACCTTGCGTTTACAAATCAAGCGGCAGATGAAGCCTTGTCTCGTGCCATATCACAAATGAATTATAGTAAAAAAGAATTTACTAATTTTAGAACATTGCACAGTTTAGCTTACAGACAACTACATTTGAAAGAAGAGAATATAATGAATGATGAGGATTATAATTATGTCTCTAATAAGATACAAATAAAATTAAGTAATCCTAATAATAAAGTAAAGCAATATGGTGTTGGTCATCCATCCGATGTTTTTATTCAGGTAATAGATGGCGCAAAGATAAGAGGGTTAACAACAGAATCTTATTTTGGTTATCCAGATATAGGTCATCTAGATGGTGGATTAACTAAATTAAAGTACATCGATGAAGCATTAATTAAATATAAAAACTCTAGAAATAAGTACGACATGACTGACATGATTGTAGATTTTAATAAAATGCATTATGATAGAATGCCTAACTTCGACGTGGTAATAGTAGATGAAGCACAAGACTTGAGTTGGTTACAATGGAAGATGGTAGAAAGAATAACAGCGAACGCTAAAAGAGTTTATGTTGCGGGCGATGATGATCAAGCTATATTTTTATGGGCTGGTGCAAGACCAGAATTTTTAATGAACATGGAGGGCAATAGAACTATTTTAAATAAATCATATCGTTTATCAAAACTTATTCACGCTAAATCTGATAAATTAATACGAAGAGTTAAAGATAGAGTTGAGAAAGAGTGGACATCAAGAGATGATTTAGGTGAAGTAAAAGTATTTCCTAGTGAACAACTAGACAATTTAAGAGAAGGTAATTGGCTTGTGTTGGCGAGACACGGACACCGGTTAACAAAAATAGAAGATGATATGAAGAAGAAAGGTTTATATTATTTAAAAACAAACAAAGATGGTAAGAAAGAGCCATCTATAAGTGAGCGTGTAAGACGTGCTATTTTAGGTTGGCAAGCTCTTTGTCAAGGTCGTTCTATTGATTACACCACCGTGAAGAGTTGTTATACATACATTCAAACAGGTGCTGGTGTTGATAAGGAACACAAAGCCATGAAGGGTGCAAACAAAGATGCAATGTATTCACATGAAAAACTATGCGCGGATCATGGATTAAAAATAGGTAAGGATCAACCGTGGTTTAAATCATTAGTCAATATATCATCAACTAACGTAGAAATAATTAGAGAACTTTTACGTCGCGGTGAAAATATTCGATTAGAGCCTAGGATTGAGTTGTCTACGATACATGGATCAAAAGGTGGCGAAGCAGACAATGTTATGTTATTTACTGACTTGCCAAGAAAGGCTGACATGAAATATTGGAACGATAAGGATGAAGAGAGAAGAGTGTTTTACGTAGGAATGACACGGGCTAGAAATAAATTACATTTAGTTCGCGCTCAAACAAGTAAAGAGTTTTCAGAAATTTTTTAATGATAAAATTAAATATTACAAATGACATGATAGAATCTTGTAAAGAAAAAGCAAAGTCTATTGGTAAGTTAAAAAATTCTATTACAAATGGAGAAGGTAATTTAAGCGGTGTTTTAGGAGAATACTTGGCGCACAAGCATTTACCAAAATCAATTTGGAAAAATACTTTTGACTATGATTTAGTTGAAAACGGAGTAAGAATAGATGTAAAGACAAAGCGTTGTACCTCTGCTCCTAAAATTTTTTATGATTGCTCGATCGCAGAAACTAGTTTACATCAAAAGTGTGATGAGTATGTCTTTGTTCGCATGCTCAACGACATGAGTAAAGCGTGGTTGCTAGGACGAATGGATCATAAAGAATATTTTAAGAAAGCAAGGTTTATGACAAAAGGTGAGATTGATCCTGATAATAATTTCACCGTCAAAGCTAATTGTTATAATTTACAAATAAAGGAGTTACATGATATGTTTGACATACATACTGCTCTCAAGCAGTTAGACGTAACGTTGAAGCAAGTAAAGAAAACTAGGGCGGAACTTCCTAAACTTAACCGTGAAAAGGTTGACCATGAGTTAAAAATACTTTTACTTGACTTACAACTACTACAGCAAGATTTAATTTACATGAGAGATAAGGATGAAAAAAACTAAAGAAATATTAGAAGAAACAATAAACATTGTTACAGGTCAACGACAAGAGGACTACGGTGATAAAGTTGTTAATCATAGAAACATAGCTGAATTATGGAGTGCTTATTTAGATACACAGATAGCACCACACGATGTAGCTATATGCATGTTACTTGTAAAGGTAGCACGTCTTAAAAATAGAAAGACAAAGGATTGTTACGTTGATATGGCTGGGTACGCCGCCATCGCAGGAGAAATTAATGATACAGATACCTCTACCATTTCGACCTCCGAGTGAGTGGTCACCGCCAGAAAAAGTTCCAGACTTATCTGACGCTAAAGAAATAGCTATTGATTTAGAGACATACGATCCAAGCATAAAGGAACTCGGACCGGGCTGGGCGCGAGGAGAAGGTCACGTATTAGGTGTGGCTATAGCAGTTGAAGGTTGGAAAGGTTATTTTCCATTGAGACACGAAAATGGTGGTGGTAACTTTGATGAAGAATTATTTAAGAGACAATTTAAAAAAATTTTAGATTTACCGTGTGATAAAATATTTCACAATGCTTCTTATGATGTAGGTTGGTTAAGACATTGGGGTTTAAAAGTTAATGGTAGAATTATTGATACGCTGATCGCGGCACCTTTAATTGATGAGAATAAATTTCAATATACACTAGGTGCTCTAGGTAGAGATTATTTACAAGAAACAAAATCAGAATCAAGACTATATGAAGCCGCGAGAGAGTGGGGCGTTGATGCGAAAGCAGAAATGTATAAATTACCAGCCATGGAAGTTGGAGAGTATGCAGAACAGGATGCTGATCTCACGTTAAGATTATGGCAAAGATTTAAACCAGAAATTATAAAACAAGAATTAACAAGTATATTTGAATTAGAAACAAAATTATTTCCATGTCTTTTTGAGATGACATGTAAGGGTGTCCGTGTTGATTTAGAGAAAGCAAGGAAGATAGAAAGAAAATTAATTAAAGAAGAAAAAGATACATTACAGCAAATTAAAAAAGATACGGGCGTTGATGTAGAAGTATGGTCTGCTGTCAGCGTGGCAAAAGCATTTGATAAATTTAATATACCGTACGAAAAGACAGAGAAAACTAAACAACCAAAGTTTGATAAAAACTTTTTAGTTACACATAAACATCCCCTAGCAAAACAAATTGTTCACGCAAGAGAAACAAATAAAGCTAGGGCTACATTTATTGACACAATATTTAGACATGAACACAATGGTAGAATACACGCTAACATAAATCAAATGAGAAGTGAAAGTGGTTTAGCAGGAACAGCCACAGGACGATTCTCATATAACAATCCAAATTTACAACAAATTCCGGCACGAAACAAAGACATCGGGCCGTTGATCAGATCAATCTTCGTCCCAGACGAAGGTTGCAAGTGGGGGTCATTTGACTATAGCCAACAGGAACCGAGAGTTCTTGTCCACTTCGCCGCGCTTACCGGTGGTGGCTTGAAGGGCGCCGACGAGGTTATTGAATCTTATAAAACACAAGATCCAGACTTTCATCAAGCTGTCGCCGATATGGCGGGCATAGACCGTAAAACAGCCAAGACGATTAATCTTGGCATGATGTACGGTATGGGCAAAGGTAAATTAGGTAGTGAACTTGGTTTAGATCAATACGAGACAGATGAACTATTTACAAGCTTTCACGCTAATGTACCATTTGTAAAACAGTTAATGGAACAAGCAACACGGAAAGCGGATAGCTCTGGTTTCTTACGGACACTTCTTGGCCGTAAATGTAGGTTTGATAGATGGGAACCAAGAGCCTTTGGTGTTCATAAATCTTTACCGTTAGCAGAAGCAGAAAGAGAGTATGGACGTGATTTAAAACGTGCCTTTACTTATAAGGCTTTAAACCGTCTTATACAGGGCTCTAGTGCTGATATGATTAAGAAGGCAATGGTAGACCTCTATGAAGAGGGAATAGTCGCTCACATTCAAGTACACGATGAATTGAATTGTTCTATTGACTCTGACCGTGAAAAGAATAAGATTAAAGAAATTATGGAAAATACGGTTGAATTAAAAGTACCTTTGAAAGTAGACGCAGAAGTTGGCCCTTCGTGGGGTGAAATTAAGAAGAAGTGACCGTATTCTTACTCGTCGTTAGCCTATGGGGGTATAACGGAACGTCTTGGGTATACACAGGCAATCAAATGGTATTACAAGATAACTTTGAAACATTAGAGTCTTGTGAAGATTTTGGCCGTGAATTTATGAAGTTTGAGATGAATAAATACTTTACATTTAAAGTACAATGCATTGAAGATATCAGCAAAGAAACTTGACAATCCCACATTTTTTTATTATATCCTAACTCGTAGGAGATTAAATGACAGATATAGAAAAGT